AAATTGAGGACTGTATTCTTCCGGAGTCTATTAAAACAACCTTTCAGGAATATGTTAACAGAAAAGAAATCCCAAATTTGCTACTTGCTGGATCCGCAGGGGTCGGCAAAACTACAATCGCAAAAGCCCTATGTGAAGAAGTTGGCTGTGACTACATCGTCATCAACGGGTCGGACGAAAGCGGCATTGACACATTCCGCAACAAAATCAAAAACTATGCATCATCAATGAGCCTTTCTGGTGGCCGCAAGGTCATCATTATTGATGAAGCTGATTATCTAAATCCAAATTCCACACAACCTGCACTCCGTGGTGCAATGGAAGAATTCGCAGTTAACTGTTCTTTCATCTTTACTTGTAACTTCAAGAATCGTATCATTGATCCGTTACATTCTCGTTGTTCTGTTGTTGAATTCAAGATTCAAAATGGTCAAAAAGCTAAGATGGCCGCACAGTTCTTCAAGCGTGTGGAATGGATTCTTGAACAAGAGAACGTTGTATACGACAAGCAAGTTGTAGCATCAGTTATTACAAAACACTTTCCAGATAATCGCCGTGTTCTCAATGAACTACAGCGTTATTCTGTTGGTGGTACAATTGACAAGGGCATCCTTGCATCTGTATCCGACCTACAAATTTCTGATTTAATTAAAGCCGTAAAAGAGAAAGACTTTGGTCTGGCTCGAAAGTGGGTTATCAATAATATTGACTCCGATTCAGCTTCTATCTTCAGAAAGATTTATGAATCTCTTTATGAGGTTATGACACCAGATAGTATTCCTCAAGCAGTTTTGCATCTTGCAAAATATCAGTATCAATCTGCATTCGTTGCAGACCAAGAGATTAACCTGATGGCATTCCTGACAGAATTGATGGCCGATTGTTCTTTTAAGTGAGAATAATATGAGCCCATTTGATTTTGTTGAAGTAGTTCTAAACAAAAGAAATAAGTTTTCTGATGAAGAATTAGATTTCAAATCATATAAACCCTTTCTCATTAATCGTTCACTCTCATATCAACTCGATTGCATTTTATATGTAAATGAGTTGAATATGAATCATCATCTACCAGAAACTTTACAATTCCAATATCTTCTAAATACAATTAGACCTATGAAACGCAAGTTTCACGCTTGGCAAAAACAGGCGGCGGTCAAGGATTTAGAGTGTGTTAAAGAATACTTTGGCTATTCCAACGAAAAAGCTAAAGAGGCATTACGTGTTCTTTCAGATGAACAAATCGCTTTGATAAAAGAAAAACTAGATAAAGGCGGAGTGAAAAAATAATGATTAAAATAGAAGATATGGTAGAGGTGACACTAGGTGAAAAGGACGACTTTTTAAAAGTACGTGAAACTCTCACACGCATCGGTGTTGCATCCAAAAAAGAAAAAATACTTTACCAATCTTGCCACATTCTACATAAGCAAGGTAAGTATTATATTGTACATTTTAAAGAACTGTTTTCTTTGGATGGTAAACCAACCGATCTCACCGAGAATGATATTGCTCGGAGAAACACTGTCACCAACTTGCTGGAAGACTGGGAACTTATTAAAATTGTTAGAAAAGAACAGACTGTGGAGCCGACAGTCTCTTTATCTCAAGTTAAAATTCTGTCTCACAAAGAGAAGAACGATTGGCAACTTGTACCCAAATATAACATTGGTAGCAAAAAACCACAATCGGCGGATAAATAAAAAGAGCCCACCTTAGGGCTGTTTGATGCTATGGTAAAAGGCGTCCGGGCAATTGCACTGTCACTCGTTAGTTGACCCTGTATTAAGTAAGCAGGAATACTATGCCTTCGGGGTAGTAATTTTAATTAACTCGCTTTTAGGAGAAAACTATGACACATCTATCACTGCCATACGGCAAATCTTTGCTTCCGTCCACTGTCGGTTTCGACCGACTACTAAGCACTATCAAGGAATACGACAATCTTCTTGGTCAAGGTGTTAAGGTTCAAAGCTATCCACCATACAACATTCTTAAAGAAGATGATGAAAATTACACGATTGAAATTGCCGTTTCAGGCTTCAAGCGTGATGAAATTGAAATCACTTCGGAAGGTGGAAAACTTTACGTGAATGGATCAATCAAGACCGCAAGAACCTCCGATAAGTATCTACACCGTGGTATCGGTACAAGGGATTTTTCCCACAAATTTGTACTTTCTGATACCATCGTTGTTAAAGATGCTGATATCGCTGACGGTTTATTGGTCATCAATCTGGTAAACATCATTCCAGAAGAAAAGAAACCACGAAAAATTGAGATCGGTTGTAGCAAAAATACAACAGAAGCCTTGACAAAGTGACGTAGCTCTGTTAGAATCCTTGTAAGTAACTCGGATTCTAACATGGAAATTTTCTTATCCTCATATAGTCTTTTTGTTTTAGGTACATTCCTAGGCGCACTATTGGGTCGGACATTTACTTTTGGAATCCTTGCCGTTTGTTTTTTGATTATGTTGATTAGATTATGAAAATGTATAACCCAATTAAAATGCGTAATAGAATTTCCCAAGCAGAAGTGTATTACACATATTCTCATTGGCCATCTAAAGAAATAGATGGTGTTGAATTCTTGCCGGTTGTAAAACAACCACCCTCACAATCAAATACACAATCTATTCACTATATGCGGAAAGATTCTTTGGAGAAAATAAAATGAAAGTTGCTCTCTGTTCTGATGTTCATCTGGAATTCGGTACGATTTCTTTGGAGAACACCGAAAATGCGGATGTGTTGATTCTCTCTGGTGATATTTGTGTTGCCAAGGAAGTCTTTGCCCGTGATACTTATAACCTCCGAGGTGAGCATGATAAGTCTAATAAAATTCATACTTTCTTCCAAGAATGCTCTGCACGATTTCCTCATGTCATTTACATTCTCGGAAACCATGAACATTATCACGGTGACTTTGCTAAGTCTCTTACAAATCTCCGTACTAACCTTGGTTATCTGGTCAATCTTCATATTCTAGAAAAAGAATGTGTTGATATCAATGGCACAATGTTTTTTGGTGCGTCACTATGGACCGATATGAACAAGGAAGATTCAAACACCTTGTATGGTATCAAAGGTTACATGAACGATTATCGTATCATTGAAGATAGTAGCGAAGTGGTTAATTACAAAGTGCCTGTTTATGGCACCAAAGAAGACGGAAGCACAGACTACACTAACATTGTAAAACAAGAGTTTCATACACGTACAGGAAAGTTTTCCCCAGAAAAATCTGTGCGTGAACATAAGGCTACGTTGAAAGCATTAGACGAATCGATTATCGCACAACCACTTAAAAACTGGATTGTTGTCGGCCATCATGCTCCTTCTAAGCAATCAACAAAGCCACAATATGAAAAAGATGTTATGGTGAACGGTGCATATAGTTCAGATTTGTCTGAATTTATTTTGGATCATCCACAAATCAAACTGTGGACCCATGGTCACACTCACCATAATTTTGATTACATGATTGGCTCGACACGTATTGTTGCTAACCCACGTGGTTACATCAACTATGAAGAACAAGCTGATAATTTCCAACTCCAATTTATTGAGGTTTAATATGCCATTATTTGAGGTAGATGTACTAAGCACTTTCCGTAATAAGTATGTAATTGAGGCCGAAAGCCTTGAACATGCTTATGATGAATTAGTGATGACTGAACACAGTCGTGAATTCGATGAAGTAACTCAAAAGTTCCTCGGTGAGCAAATCATCGAGGGTCGTGTGACTACACATGAAGGTGTTACTGAAATGATTAATCGTTTGAAAGATGATAAGTCTGAACTCTGTTCTCATTGGATGAATGTGGATAAACTCATTCATAAGATCGATTACACTAAATAAAAACTCCGGCGTTCGTATAATGGATAATACAGGGGTCTTCTAAGCCCCGAATATGGGTTCGATTCCTGTACGCCGGACCAATTAATATGAAACAAAAATTCATTGAAGCATATATGAAAACCGCAGAAACTTTTGCGAGTCTTTCATCCGCCGTGAGGCTTCATGTTGGTGCGATTATTGTAAAAGATAATCGCATCATTTCTATTGGTTACAACGGAATGCCATCTGGTTGGGACAATAACTGTGAAAATGATTTTGGTCTTGATTTCAAAGGTAATCGAACATTAGTAACAAAGCCGGAGGTACTACATGCAGAAACCAACGCCATCGCAAAACTCGCAAAAAGCACTGAGTCTGGCAACGGTGCTACTCTCTTTGTCACTCATGCCCCTTGCCTTGATTGCGCCAAACTTGTTTTTCAAAGTGGTATCTCTTCTGTGTATTATCGTAATTCTTATCGTTCTGATACTGGACTTCAATTCTTAGAGAAGGCTGGTGTTCAGGTAACTCAAGTTTAATTTCATAATATGAAATGTTCCAGTGACTAAATAATGGTAACAACTGGAGATAAAATGAAGGTCAGAATAGTCAACTGTCCAGATAAAGACTTCAAACCTTTTGTCGAAAGGGCTGTAGAATTTTACGCTCAAAATTTAATAAAGTCCAAAAGACTCAGAGATAATATACATCTCACAATCAAGTTCAATTCAAAAATAACTGTCTGGGCATTTGCATCAATAGAAGATTATAATGCATCAAATAAAGCTAGAGAGTTTTTAATTGAAATACATCCATGGATTGGAGCCGCAGAAATATTCAAAACTCTAGCCCACGAAATGGTTCATATCAAACAGTTTGCTCACGGTGAAACAAATGAAACTCTTTCCAAATGGAAAGGAATTTCAATTGATTCTGATGCAATAGATTATTACCATCATCCATGGGAACTAGAGGCATACAGTTTAGAAGTTGGTTTATGGACAAAACTTGCTATCAAGGAAGAACTTTGGAATGTTTTCGAGGGTATTTCTAATCCTGATGCACCAATTGTGAAAGAAGATATAAAATGGAAATTTTTGAAAGATGAAAACAGCATTACTTCTAACGGGTAATCCACGGTTCTCGGTAGACTTCGATTCACAACTTCAAAATCTAACTAAATCAGCAATTGATTTATACATTGTACTTTGGCGTAGAGAATTCGGATGGGACCCTAAAATCTCCGAGAATTGGTGTGATTTAAAATCTGCTGGCCAAGTCAGAGACAAACTACAGGCACATCTACCACCTTGGTACAAAATCAAATTCATTGAGGTTCTTGATCCTTCTGCATTAGGAGAAATACCCAAAGAGTATGAACCATATAACAGTACACCCGCAAATGTTTGGCAACAATACAAGTGTCTACAATATTGTAATGCATGGCGTAGAGAACTTGATGCATATGATTTAGTGATTCGTTCACGCACAGATTTAGGCTTATCTGAGCCTATTGATTTGAAATTGGCTCACGAATGTTTACTGGAATCACCAAACACTATCTACATACCCAACAATCAGCGTTATGGTTACGCACCAAACTTCAATGACCAATTTGCCATTGGACTTCCACATGCAATGTCCATTTATGCGGATGCCGTAGATTACTTTGACCAGATGTACAATCGAGGCGTCAAATATAATCCAGAACATCTGGTGCAGACACAACTCCAACACCACGGTATTACATGGCCACCAACAACGTTTGAAATTGTCCGTGATACTGGACATTGGGTTCCAATTGAACATGGCAAGTGGGAAAATATTTAAAAATATTTTTAAAAGAGTGCTTGCCAAGACAAAAAATAACCTATATAATGTTACTATGAACAAAATATTTTCAACCTTTTCGAAATCTTGCTTAACAGCAGAGTATCGCACACCGTTTATTGGTAGTGATAATCAGTCATGGGCGCACGGAAGGGTTAGTGGAATTAAGTAATACATAAAAGTAAACTAAAGTTTCACAACCCTCACAACGAAAGTTCTGAGGGTTTTTTGTTTGGAAGTGTTGTAATCTTACAACAACATGTATTGACAAAGATTAAGAATCATGTACAATACACACAGTTCTTTAAAAAGTTAAGTGTAATTTGTTGGCGCATTGTGTAGTGGTAGCACAACGGACTTTGACTCCGTTAGTAATGGTTCGATTCCATTTGCGCCTGCCATATAAAAGTATGCTATTAACGACACATGAGCAGGTCGTGAATTTCCGCTGGTTACGACAATCGTAAGTGTGTGAAAGATAGTGTGCTTTTATATGGAGGAATATATCTATGATAGTACAAAGCATAACAAATAGTTGGGATATGGTTTATGACCAATATCGCAAAACAGTGTATAAGACTTTAATTGATCCTGTAACCGATAAAAAAGTTGTAGAGATTGTACAATACCTTTATGATAAACATGGTCAAATCAAACCTGATGTTAGGGGGCAAAACGTGGATATACAAGCATAGGAAACGTGGCAGAGTCCGGTTTATTGCTACAGTCTTGAAAACTGTCGATTCAGAAATGGGTCCGTGAGTTCGAATCTCACCGTTTCCACCAATTTTAGGAGTTCTTATGAATGAAGATTTAGTTTATCGTTTGAGAAAACGTGCTGAGATTCGCAGACAAATTCCTACAAGGAAATCGGTGCAAGAAAATGCACCAGATAGAATTGCCGATTTGCTTGAAGAAGCGGCAAATAGAATTGAAGAATTGGAGAGTGGGCAGGACGGTAATGCACCGGTTTGCTAAACCGCAGGCTTCAGGAATGAGGTCACTGGGTTCGACTCCCAGACTCTCCACCAAGTTAAGGAAAATATGTTTAAAGTGATAGGAAAAGAAGAATCGTTTAAGGTTCTTACACTTGCCGAAGCAATGAATCTTGCTAAACATATGAATGAGTTCGTGAGAATTGTTGGAAAAGATTTTGAGATTGTTGGCATCTTTGGTGTTGATGAGGTGAAAGATCCAAACTATGATGGTTGGATATCACGGAAGAAAGATAATATGTCGGTGTGACCCGAAAGGCTAGGGAACGGATTGCAAATCCGTTACATGCAGGTTCGAATCCTGTCGCCGACTCCAAGATGTGTTGTATTTTTACAACAACGTGCAAATAGATGTTGACAAAGCCTC